TGACCAAGATCCATTTATACTTTTGTGCCATGAATTGGTTAGCTAAATTCTCCTGACCTACATTAGTCTGTAGTGCGTTAAACAAGTTAGCTGTTCTTTGAGCTTGACCTGCGGCGTCTTGTCTACCTTGCTCCATTAAGGATTGGTTAGTCTGACCAGTAACGCCAGTTATAATAGCTAAAGCCTGAGACGGATCGATTGCGTTTCTTTCTACGCCAGCCAAAGCATTTGCTTGACCGCCTAATATAGCTTGACGACTCGCTTCTGCAAATGGGTTACGCGCATTCAATTGAGTTTGCGCAGTTCCTAGCATTTGCTTAGCAGCCTGACTTTCTTTTAAATTCCAATTTGGATTTATTGCTTTTGCTTGCTTCATCATCTGAGCTCCCTTAATACCTCCAAAAACGCTACCAGCGGTTTGAGCTACTAATCCAGCAATCATAAGTGGTGCCATAATCTTCTATTTATTGTATGCAAAAATGACCCAGAATTTGGGTATATCTATTAAAAACAGGGGGTGGTTTATACGGTCTGTCCGGTAGATCCGTCAAAGTCTATGTCAATAAACTTTGTAGATTTAAGTACTTGAGGTTGGGTGTATATAACCATAGCCTTACACAACTCACCTCTAATAACATCTCCGGTATATAGCTTATCGCTATAGTTACCAGTAGCGTTAGGCGACAATCTATCTCTGAATAGTTCAGAATAATTAACGCCTTCTTTAACAGAGAACTCTAAAGCCAACACGTCTGTGCTCTGTATGTAAGGAACCTCGGTTCTTACGTGCATACGATCTGGGACATCCCCTTCTATTGCTACGGTCTTGTATGTCTTAATACTATTACCAGCTTCACTATGAGCTACAGCTATACAAGTATCACACAATTGACCATAGAAACTATTGTAAGGACCGGCGTGCACATATGGTTTACCACCCTTAAAGGTTACTAACCTATTCCCAACCATAGTCATCCACTCGGGTCTAAAGCTGTATTGCGTAATCCACTTATCTATCATTGGCTGGAAAGCTATAGTACCACCTTGACCATCGTTTATATTATAAAAAGATCTAAGTAGTTCCGTAACAACCACGTTGCCGGTTCCAGAAGTAGCGGACTCTAGTCTTAGGTTTGTAGAACCGTTAGAAACAAAGTACCCTGTACCTCCGTTATTTATAATCTTTATATTAGAATAGAACACACTAACACCAGCTGGTGCTACTACCATGTATACCTTATCTAATACTGTCGATATTGTTAAGTTAGTTATATATAGCATATTAGCAGCTTGTTGTAGCTATCACGTAGCCATCGTTATCTAATTGTACAGAATACACAGCGCCAGTTCCATTAAGGCTTATTGACAACCACTTATTGTTTTGGCCTGTTATAGGGTACTGTAATCCTGTGTCGTTGTAAAGTCTTGTTACCCCACTTGGATGACCCTCTGCAGCGTATACGTATCTAGCTGTGTTGTAGTTTGAACAAGCAGTAGCAGATGTAGTATAGTAGTTGGCAGGTGCGCCATAACCATAGTATGATGCAGGAGGCTGAACTGTAACTGATCCACTAACAGCTACGTTAGTAGAAGCGCCGCCACCAGCAACGCCTACATTTTCAGGACCAAATGACCCAACTAATCTACCAGATTTTAATCTTACCCAAATTGTATTGTTGGCGAGTGTGCCGGTTCCTGTGTAAGGAAGCGTAACTACTGAAGAACTAAATCCTTGTAGGGCGTTTGTAACAGACACCTCAAAGTTTTGTGTAGCTGCGATTGCGATTGTGCCGCCGCCAGCTGTAAGATTAAGCGCCTGTATAGTGAACTGCTGAGCTATTGATGGCCCAAATCCTTCAACATAATCAAGCCCAGTGAGCGAGCTCGGGGTTGCAATAATTCTCGGAGTAACATTAGCAGTAACACTACCACTACAAACAACAGTATCAGATAGCTCTGCATTCTGCGTTTGACAATTAATAGTCTGAGAATTATAGTTACCTACAACTCTGCCAGCCTTTAATCTAACGTATACCGTACTAGATATAGCGCTACCCACCTCTGCTATAGAAACAGACTGAGAGAAAGCTGTATTGTTTAAAGACACCTCATAGTCCGTGGTGCCAGTAACAGTTGCAATCATACCTGTTCTTAAGTTTGTACCAGTAAGAACAAATGTCTGAGACGCAGATGGTCCAAAACCAAGTTCGTATGTAAAACCTGTAAGGGTTTCTGGAACCGCCACTAATGTAGCAAGCGCTAGAGTGTACGCATATGTATTAGACCCTAGCTCCATGTCTGTTAAAACCTCGTTCTGAGGGATAACAGTCATCCTTGGCATGTTCATCAAGTACTCCGTATGGAAAGGATCAACACCACCAAGAACCCTTATAGGGGAATTGTTATTCGCAAAGTTATAAGTCTCTGGCGATTTATAATAGTTTAATATATCTGAACCTATCTTCTTAAAGTACTTAGACATCTTTATTAGAGATATCTCAGATAGCCCCTGATTGTTGTATCTTACCCAGCTACCTTTAGTTGTATCAAAAAATAAAACCTCACCGCTCCATTCGTAAACACTCTCAGGGTTTATTGTTCCGTAGCTTCCTCTTAATATGTTAACCTGTCCTATTACCCCCGAGCTCTTTGCAATGAATGAAGATCCACTTGCATCGAATATCTGAGTCTCTCCTATGTACAAAGAAGCGGTCTCTTGTTGACCAATAGCTAACATGACAGTTCCCTCGAACTGAACCTTAGATGTGCTAATCAATTTTTCAATAGCGCCAAGATCTAATGGAAGTATTGATACAGATAATGCATCAAAAGAAACAAGCCCATTGTTAGCTGTGTTAAATACATTGCTATAACAAACTGCTGTGTTAAGCCTTTCAACCTTATCATTTATCTCAATAGCTGCACGACCTGTATTGTCTGCCCATACTGTATAAATACCATCGTTATAGTTCATTGTCTCAACGATGTATGTTGTAGTGTCTGGTCGAGTTCTTGTCTTTAAAGTAACATCACCGCCAGTTGTAGAGAACAAGTCTCCATAAGTTCTTGTTGATGTACCCGGATTAAGTATTGGAGTTTTGTTTGCAATCTCGTAAAAGATTTCATTCTCAGAAGTCTTCTTTGGAGAATAAACCTCAACAATAACCTCATCGTTAGATGTTAATGGATTGCTGATTAATACATACTCAACAATAATAAAATCAGAATATGTATCTAAAACTCTAGATGTATATTTAACAAGACCGTTATATATGTTAACAAGATCGCCCTGTTGGTAAGAATACCCCTGACCAAATAAAGATAGATCAGAAGCTTTTATTGCAAGACCAAACACCTTTACGTTTGTTGTGTCTAATCCTAGAACATACTCACCAGCGTCATTCTTTGAAGCTACACGTAGCTCTGATGATTTAAACTGCTGGAAGAATCCTGTTCTCTTATTCTTTGTTCTAACTACAGAGAAGTATTTAGCCCAATCAGGTATTTCGTTTATTGCGTTTGCGTTACTTAATGTCCAGTTGATACCAATAGCGAACTGGCTATTAATCTCTGTTCTGTCTGGTACACTTATAGAAGGACCGGGAACAACACCGCAGAATCTACCAAAGTCGTCGTAGAATACAACGCCATACTTATAGCTAGAACCGCTTTTAAATACAGGCATACCATTGCTACCAGCTGTATTAGATAGCGACAGTGTAATAGATGTTGTATTCGGCGCGTCATACCCAAGTAGGATATCGCCCATGAACAATCTATTCTTTGTTATATCTAATGTACCAGCTAATCTTGGTACACTATCAAACGGCTTAGATGCCGTAGCATCGTCAACGTTAACTCCTAAAGTATTATTATAGTAGTCGAATTCAAGTGCTGTAGTGCCAGCGTTATGTGCAGCGATTGCAGCAGCATCCTTATCCGCATACCAAGTACGAACTATAGATAATTTACCACTGATACCAAACCTAACAGCCATCTCTATCTTTTCGATATCTGATGGTATTTTCTGTTCTAATGGTATAATGAATTTAAAGTAGCCAAGAGCACCTGCTGTTGGAAGTATAGTTGAATAAGTACAGAATGTACTGTACTCCTTATCTTTATAAACAAATCTATAAGTAGATTGGTATGTGTCGAAATTTAAATCATCGGCGCCATTGACTGTAGTATAGAATCCAACGTTTGCTGGGTATACTGGCTGAGGGCGTATGATTGTTATAGCTGACTGAGCAAGAGGTATAGTGTATGTACCTTCATTACTAACGTATGTAGGGTGGTTTGTTTTAATACCTCTCTCTACGTTTATTCTTCTTGGCTCATTGAAATCATCGGTCCAAAAGATAATGTTATCTATATGAGCTATGCTATGCATAAACTTAGATCTCTGGAAGTTTAACCCACCAGTTACGTCGGCGTTCTTAAGTACAGTATAAATTAAATCTGTATCAAAATCATAACAATAAACGCCATGTGATCCACTAGAGTTCCAGTTAAACCAAATGATTCTTCTGTTAGAAGTATCTTCGTACGCGCCAATTGTTTCGTTGGTGCCAGCAGGTAGATTAAATGTACTCCTAACGCCAAACTCATTAAGTGTCTGCGTCTTTTCTATAGTACCTTCTACGTTAGAAATTTTACCCACCTGACCATTCTCAGTTGTAGCAAAACGAATATTAAGACCGCCAAGATATTCCTTAGGATCTAATAGGTACTCTGCATCATCGGTGTTTAATCCACCGATAGGTATTTTCTTTGTATTTGGCATTAAGCATTTTTTATCGTAGGACCGTAACCGTATGCAAGAGATCTTCTTACATCGTTTATATCCATCGGGTTCATTCTACCTTTTAGTATTCTAAGCTGATTGTAAAATTCCTGCTTAGAAGATTCACGATCACCTAAGTTATATTGGCGACCATTATCTTTCATCTTCCATATGATATAAGCTTCTATGGTTGCAGAAGCATATGGGTGTATTGCATTAGATGCATCAATTGTTAAACCATCTGTTAGATAGTCCATAGTAATCTCAGTACCCTTATAGCTAGTGTCTAGTTGTATCTCATTTCTTTCTCTAACGATCTCGAATGAATGTCGAAAAGTAGGCTGAGCATTGTATATTCTACCCGTAAGTTCGCCTTTGTCATTAGCATAATTTGTATACCAGAGTCCGTCGAAGTTCGCTGGTAGATAATAGTTCTGCGATTCCACATCTGCGTAAGGTATTTTATTGCCTTGAGAATCAAACTTATTTAGGCGGTTAAAAGATTCTTTTGGACCCCATGGATCTATGTACTCACCAAGTTCTGTACCTACTCTTATGTAGTCAACAAAGTCGATAGGCAACGTGCACGCCTTATAGCTATTAACCGGAAGCCTTACGCTCTTTACATTCTGAAGTACATCAAAATTTAATTCACGTAAGCACTGTACGCCGTAGTGTAAGAATTGCAAATAGAAGTGCATAGGATATCCTCTAGACATCAACGCACCTCTCACTATATTATTTAAAGTATATACTTTCATTAGTCGTTAGTTTGTTTATCTGCTGGAGGAGCCTGAACAAGAATATTAAATACAGTCTGAACTATCTGAGCTTCCATATCAGAAGATATAGGTAGGATCGTGTAGTCATCAACAGTATTTAAATCAACGCCAACAAGGCGAATAAAAACATTATTAACACTCATGCCCGGTAAGTTCTTAGTAAACACAACAGTGCTACCAAATACTTCGTACCCAATAAGCCCACTAAGTTCGCCAAGTAATACCTGTGGTTTTACTATTCCGTATAACCCAGATGGGATAGGGATGAATGGTTCGTCAATAGCATCAGTCTTAGATATATGGAATACTCCAATATTCTTAGGAAGATTAATTGGTATTGACGGTAGAGTGCATCTACTTTTTGATGTCTGGTATGTTGTAACTGGAACAGATTCGTATGTGTAAATCATGCAGTTCGGGGGAATTGTATCACCCTCAGCCATGTTAACAGTAAACGTCTCAGTCTTCAACAACTGGTTAGCAACTTGCGCCACCAATAACTTAACATCATTGATATGAACACGAGCACTAATAACAGGATTACCTTTCAATAACCTCTGTATCTGTTCCGATATTTTATATTTAGTAGTTGCCATTATTGTCCTTCACTTATTTTTTGTTGAGCGAATTGTACCACATCACCAGACTGAAGATTCAATCCATAGTACGATAAAGCCTCTACAATTACATTATTAATATCAGCCTCATTCCATTCAAGCTGTGTAGATCCACCAGAGTTGTATGTGATAGTACGCCCTGATTGAGTGTACGCAAATAAAGGAACAGCTGGTCTCTTAAAGTAATAAACCTTACCAGCAGATGGCTGGTCGGGGAATAGCTGGATCTTCTTAGCGGCGTTCATAATTGCAATAGGATCATCTGTCGTTACCGGAATAACTTGAGAGTTTAATCTCTCTATCAACTACTCTTCAGATAAACCCTGAACTGCACTAATTCCGTTTCTTTGTAACTGATTGTTATACAAGCTAGTGTATAAAGCAATAAGGTGCATATATTGAGACGGCATAGATATTACACCGCCGGGTGTATCGTTATTTGTGAATGTGTATGTAGCTTTGAACGGCGCTAGAGCGTCATCCATTCTTTGTGAGTCTCCGTACCCAACCTTTTCTTTTGCACCGGGGATGGTGTATATCATAGGGTTAGAGTGGTACTTATTGAATAACGCCATCTGAGCTCTATCCAATACCTGATCTATCTCTGAGTGAGTTACAAAACCCTGCTGAGCTTTGTTTAGATAAAACAGTATGACGTTATGTATATCTTGTATGTTCATTAGAACCTGTTATTAGGTATGTTTACAGTTTTTCCTATCTGGGAACCTTCTCTCCAATTCTTGTCGTTTATATAACCCTTAGGACTTTTATTCGCAGCGTGTCTTGCAAAGTAGCTTTTAACCTGACCTTCACTTTTACCGCCCTTCAATCCCCACTTGCCACGGTGCTTAGGCTCGCCACCCTTAATTGTGATCTCACGACCAGTCTTAGGGTTCTTGCCAGTAGCCTGCCATGCATGCTTACCATCTCTTGCTGCTGAAACTTTAAATAAAGACACGAGCTATTTTGAATATTTGTTTACGAAATATTATTGCACCGGCAGCTAGAATGATAGCCCAAAACTTTAACTTAAGCTTTGTGTTTTCCTTCTTAGCACTCCTTAGTTCCTCTTGCGTTTGACTGTATAACTTAACATACGCAGCGATGGCGCTGTCTCTTTTCTGTATGTCGCCCTTAAGAATGTTCTCAAGCGCTCTATCTCTTATGTTATTAGTTTTAGTAGTAGTTCTAATAACTTCTTTTTCTTTGCAGTTGTGTTGGTAGGTTAATACCCCCGAGCTGATTTTAATTACGGTCCCGTCTGGTAGATTCTTTTCAAAATCTGGGCACGGAACATTCAATGTTTTTTCTACTATAGAATCCTTATATATAACAGAATCCTTAGTATTCTCTACTGTAATGGTATCGTTAATGCAGGCGCCACTTCTAATGACAGCATCCTTTACCTTCTCAAATTTTTCTGGATCTTTAAGTACCTGCTTTACGGGGTTACATGCTATAAGTAATATCAAAAATATTAGTAACCTCATTTCCCTAAAGATCTATATGTAGTGATAAAATACTGTACGACTATGCCTACTGAAACAATCGCCGATACGGTATAAATAATTTTCTTTTTAAAATCACGGAGGTCCTCAATCTCCCTTTCTAGGTGGTTTATCTTGCTAACAAGACCTGCGCCCTTACCCATGAGGGGATTCCCAACCAGAGCTTCAACGACTTGATTTAACTTACTGTCAATATTGTCTATCTTAGACTCTAACTCTGTCAATCTGTTATCCATCTTTTCTAACTCTGATTGGAAATCTTTCTCCATTTTTAATCCTTAAAGCAAGCTAGGATCTGAGCTTTCGCAAGCACAGTCATTTGCTCATTTGATTTAATAAATTCCTTTAAGGTACCTTCATCAGATTTATCTAGGTCTAAAGATTCACCATTGTAAATCTTCTGAGCCCAAGTAAATAACTTTAAAGCGTCACCTTTGTTTGCACTAGCCAATTGTCCAGCTAAAAGCTTTCCTACAGGTAGTGACTCATTTTTCTCGTCTTTTACTTCTAAGCCATCAAGGCCAGTAAGTGGTTTGTTGAAATCTAACATAAATGTTGGTTTAATTAATAAGCAAAAATAAGGATGATATTTTTCAAATAATAAAAAATATACCCCCTAATTATTTATTCTAGAATATAAGAACAAAGTTAAGGCAGCAAACAGAACACTGTTCAGTCTATGAAGTTTTATTTCAAAATTCATATCCTTTTCATACTGCTCATATATTGCTATATTTTTATAATACCTTGATTTATAATCAGTTAGAGTGTCATATGGTATTTTGTTTTTAATACTAAACGTATCCCTACTAGATAGTATAACAATACTTAAGCTGTCAGCGTGCTTTTTATTTTGCAACATAAGGCTGTCGATCTTCTTGTCTTTTATAGAAACAAGCGCCTCTAAGCTATCAAATGCTGCATTAATCTTTTCGCCCTCCTGCTTACTAATAATTATCCTCTCCTCGCCACCAATCTTCTTAACGACTGATTGGCTTGAACTTAAATTTGGAGCCAGTATCAATAGAATTAGCGGAATCCAGCTTACTCTTAACTTCATTTAATTCTGTTTTTAATTCTTTTACTTCCTGCTTTAGGGTGACTATAGTTTTTACAGTCTTAGTAATAACTTTCTTGTTATCGTTCGAGGATTCTACCTGAACCCTCTTACTGTCCTCTTGACTCTTATTAACCTTATTAATAAGATCATTCATGCTGTCGTCACTATGCCCGCATCCTACAAGTAGAAGGATAAATAAGAATCTCATTACTTAAACTTTTTAAGAGCCTTTAGATCCACGGCCATTTCTAGTCTGGCGGTAGAAGCTGCATTACTGCTATCGCTTTTGCGCACCATTTCATACAAAGCACCTATCTTTTCATCTTGCTTTTCATTACGCTTTGCATTGTCCACATATAAATAACTGATACCGCAGATGCATAAAAATAACATGCCAACAACCGGATTCTTGCTAAACTCTTTGAATGAAATAGGTAAAGGATTAGCACCTATCTTTAAGCCTCCTGACTCTTCCGCTTTTTTTCTTATTGCTTTTGCCATTAATTTAATTTTTATACTTTAGTCTTTCGTTTTCTTTTTCTAAAAATTGAAGCCGAACTTTATACTCAGTCATCTCTTGTTTTATATCACTCATTTTAGTTATTAAATCGTGCTTCTCCTTTATAGATGTTTCAAGTTTTTGCTCCAAGATTATTACCCTTTCCCTCAAATCATCTCTATATAAATTTTCGTCTTTTTTTTCTATGCTCTTTTCTGTATGCTTTATTTTCATTCTTTCCTCGTAGAACTTCCAAGCACCAGCACCACCTAAAACAGTAATAGAAGTTACAAGTATTGTAGTTATGTCCATTATTTAATTTTTTGAATATGCTCTTTTGTTACTCTAATTAAATTCCATATTGCAAAAATTAATATCAATAACCAACCAAAATTGCTACCCTTTAGCATACCCATTTGGTAATAGTTGATTACAGTTCCTAATGCAATCATAGTAGCAAGCTGCACCGCTATCTTTCTAATTTTTAATGAACCATCATATAGCACCGCATAGAGCTGAAAAAAGCCTACAAATGAAGCTATGACCTGTAAGATTAGATAAGGGTCGCCTAACTCAAACATAGCAAACGGAAGTATCAGTGCGTGTAATACACCAATCAAAACCTCGTTTGGCTCAGAGTCCGAGTAAAGAAATATTTGCATAAATCTTGTTATACCTTTTTTCATTTACTCCTCCGTTTTACCTTGTTTAAATCCCTTGATTAGCCCCGTAACAGACTCAATGGTAGTTAGACCTAAAGAAACCATTACAAGGGCTGTAGTAGCCCATACAAGCGATTCTGCAGGTACTACATGAGCCTCTGACATAGAGTTGGTGTATAAGGTCCAATAAAGAAAACCTGCCCCAATAATGCCCACTAATCTTTTACTAGAGTTATTACTCTCTGAGGAGAAAAATCCCCCCATCCAATTAAATACTTTCTTCATTGTTTGTTGTTACAGGTTCTTCAACAATTGATGTTGGAGGTACAGGAGCTGGGACCCATGGCAAAGGC